TCGGTAATGTTTTCAATTATCTTACCATCATTTTTTATTTCAAACAATCTTGATAGGAAAGTGTTATTGACAAGTTATGGATATGATTTATCCAGGGAGTTTGCATTTAAGGTCAGAAATTTATTAACATATAATAATTTAGTGAAACTTTCTATAAATACAATAGATAACTTTGAAACGATTCAAGGAGGTGGACTGTTTTCTGCAGGAGTCGGTGGTGCAATCACTGGTAAAGGTGCAAGTCTTTTAATTCTTGATGACCCTATTAAAAACTGGGAAGAAGCAAGAAGTAAAGTTTACAGGGATAAAACTTATGATTGGTTCAATTCTACCTTCTTGACGAGAGGAGAACCTAACGCCAATGCAGTAGTTATACAGACGAGATGGCATGAAGATGATTTATGTGGAAGGTTATTGAGAGAAAATTCTGGATGGATAGAAGTAAAGTTTCCTGCATTAGCTATTGAAGATGATGATATGATTGGTAGAAAAATAGGTGAACCCTTATGGCCTGAACGCTTTTCACTTGAAGAATTGCTCGATAAGAAAAAGAGGTTTGGAAGTTATATCTGGAACGCTTTATATCAACAGAATCCTATCAGTGAAGAAGTCAGTATATTCAAGCCTTCTTATTTTAGATATTATGAATTCAAAGATGGCACTTACTATTTAGAGGATAAATCTTTTAAAGATTTTGATTTTATTTTTGGAACGGCCGACCTTGCAATTCAGGAAAAAGAAATAAGCGATTATACTGCGATAGGAATCTGGGGAATTCATGGAGATAGAATATTGCTTATTGATAGGATTAGAGAACATTTACAGGCGGGAGAAATATTGAATACTTTTAAAATGTTATATCAAAAATACATGCCGAATCTTTTTTATGTAGAGAGTTTTGGCTTTCAACTTGGTTTTGTTCAACAGTTATTAGAACGAAATATCCCTGTTGTGCCTTCTTATCTGAAAGGAGATAAGTTTGTAAAGGCTTTAGCAATAACTCCTTTCTTTGAAGCGTCAAGGATATATTTTAATAGAAATGCAAACTATTTAGGTGAACTTGAAGAGGAACTTCTTTCATTTCCTAATGGAGAGCATGATGACCAAGTAGATATGATAAGCCTTGCAATTACAGGATTGACTTCATCTTTAATTGTAGACAAACCGAGAGGATTATAGTATAATGATATGGAGGTAAAAGATGTTATATAACTTTGATTTTATTAGAGAGAGAGTTTCATTTCCGCCTGTTGAAGAATATGAAAGAATTAAACTCTATGACCAGAATAGGTTATTGTGGAAAGGAGAACATAAGCAAATATTCAAGGAAAGGTATAATCAATTATTTGATAGAGATGAAATGACAACCTGGCAATTTGATTTTAACTGGTATCGAAGAATCTCAGTTGCTTTTGCAACTCTTTTATTCGGAGAGCCTCCAACAATAACAGTAGGAAATCCTGAATCAAAAGAACAGTTATTTCTAAACTCTATTCTTGAAAATGATTTTCTCGATGTTTGTTACGATGTTGCTATAGATATTTCAAGGTATGGAACGGGGATATTTAAACCAATAATTGAAAATGGTATATTGAGAATTGATTCTCTTTCCCCTGCTTATTGGTATCCTGTTTTTAGTAGTAGAAATATGAAAAAGATTCTTGCTCATTTTGTTTGTTGGGAAGCGGATAATTATCTTAATGTTGAAGTTCATACACCAGGACAAATTGAAAATAAGGTTTATAGTATTGAAAGTGGTTTGGTTAAAAAAATGATTGAAGATATTTTTGTAGAAACAAAAGTGGATAGTCCTTTGATAATTCCTGCTCATAACTTAACTACAAGTGAAAGCTCTTTTGGAGTAGATGATTATCAGATTATTGATACTATCATTTGTGAACTTGAAGTCAGATATTCACAGGTAGCGAGGATACTGGATAAGCATGCAAGTCCAACTATGTATGGTCCAAGAAGTTTAATTCAACAGGATAAACGAACAGGAAAAGCTTTTGTTGATATTGCAGGTAAGTATTTAGGAGCAAACCCTAATGAAGTTTTACCTGCTTATTTGGTCTGGGATGCTCAACTGTCGGCAGTAAATCAAGAAATAGATGGATTAATGACTCAGTTATATGCACTTTCGGAAACTTCGCCTGCGCTATTTGGAGAACTTAAACAGGGGCTTGCTGAAAGTGGAAGTGCTTTGAAGAGATTGCTTATTTCTCCTCTTGCAAAAGTAAATAGATTAAAGCTCTCTCTTGATAAGAAAATGAAACAAGTTTTATCATTAGCAAGTGAACTGGCAGTTGAAAATGGAATTTCTGAAGCTATTAAGTTTGAGGTAAAAGATATTCATATCGATTGGCAAGATGGACTTCCTACTGATGCAAGAGAACAAATGGATATTGAAACAATGGCAGTGTCTGCTAAGTTAAGTTCAATAGAAAGTGCTTTGAAAAGGATTTGGGGGTTGAAAGGAGAGGCATTGACAACTGAATTAAATAAGATAAAAGAAGCGAATGCTCTGCCTACACCTCCTGCGATAACTGTACCGACTATTGAAGAGAAGTTGGCTGAATTAAATGCAACTAAATAATTATCTTAATTCTGTTCAAAGGCTTACTGATGTAGAAGTTAAACGATTGACTGATTTCGTAAATTCTATTGAGAAAGAGATGCTTATAAATATTAACTCTGGACTATTAAATTCAAGGGATTTAGCTTTCTTTAATTTAAAGATTGGAGAAGCAAAACAACTTATAACTGCTTTGCAAAATGGTGGCTCAAAGTGGACACCAGAAATGGTTAAGAATATGTATGTAGAAGGATTAAGATTTGGTGCGGTTACTCTCAGTATTGAAACTCTGGTTAGCAGATTTGATGTTGAGGCAATGAATGTTTTATCTAATAACATCTATGGAAGATTCCAGGATTTAACCACTATTATAGGCAGAAGAGTTGATGATATTTACAGAGAAGTTGCATTAGCAAATTTAAAAGGAAATATTGCAGGCTATCGAGGACTTTACGAAACAGCGGAAAGAATAAAAGAAGGATTAGCAGAACGAGGAATTACGGGTTTTGTTGATAGAGCAGGTAAAGAGTGGAACATGACTTCTTATACTGATATGGTAGCAAGGAGTTCAACAATGGAAACTTTTAGGCAGGGAACTGCAAATGAGTATATTCAAAATGACATTGATTTAGTTCAAATAAATAATGTGATTACTTCAACGAGTTGTGAGGTTTGCAGAAAATATGCAGGGAAGATTATAAGTTTAACAGGGAAAACAGTAGGTTATCCAACTCTTGATGAGATAAGAGCAGAAGGGATGTTCCACCCGAATTGCATTCATAGTTACCATGTCGTAATTCCTGATTTAGAAGCGCTGAGAGAAGAAAATAAAAGATTGGAAGCACAGTACTATGGAAAAGTATAAATTTTAGTATAATGAATAGGAGGGAAATATGCCTTGGGTAAGAAAGGGAAAGACAGTTTATAAAAAAGTAAGAGGACATCTAAAAAAGGCGGGCTCGTCTACTTCTGTTAAAAAAGCAAAGAAGTATATGACAGTATTAAGAATGATTCATGCTGGAGTAAAATTGAGAAGTAAAAAAAGATAATATACAGCCGACGGACTGGAAGGAGAAACGGAAATGGCAGAAGATGTAAAAAAAGAAGAAAAAAAGACTGATGAAAATCAGGAAGTAAAACTCTTTAAGCAAGAGGATGTTGACAGGATTGTAAGTGAAAGACTTGCAAGGGAGAAAGAGAAGTATAAAGACTTTGAGGAGTATAAGAAAGCTAAAGTAAAACTGGATGAAATTGAAAATGCTAATAAAACAGAACTTGATAAAGCAAAAGCAGAAACTGACCAATTCAAAAAGTTAGCTGAGCAAAAGGATTTGGAAGTAAAACAACTGGGAATTGAAAACTTAAAGCTTTCTTTATTAGACCTTGCAGGACTTCCAAAAAATTGGGCAAAAAGAATTCTCGGTCAAACTGAAGCCGAGATAAAAGCAGATATTGAGGAACTCAAAAAACTCCTTCAAGAAAAAGGAATTAAACTTGGGGAGGGAGTTGGTGGAGAGCCTAAAGGATTGCCTGATTTTGATAAGATGACACAAGCAGAATATGAAACTTGGGCGAAAGAAAAAAGAAAGAAGTAAAAAAGAAAGAAGTAAAAATTTATAGGAGGTAACAAATGCCTAATACATTGCTTACGCCTTCTATTATAGCTAAAGAAGCTATAATGAGGTTGAAAAATAATTTAGTTTTAGCAGGACTTGTTCACAGAGGATACTCTGATGAATTTGTGAAAGGTGTTGGGGATACGGTAAAGATTCCTGTTCCTGCAACTTTCATTGCAAAGGAATTCAATGGAACTGCAATTGAATATCAGGATATTACGGAAGGAAGTGTTGAGGTTAAATTGGATAAAATTCTTGATGTTTCCTTTAAAGTAACTACAAAAGAATTATCTCTTGATATTGTAGATTTTGGAGATAAATATATAGAAGGAGCAACTGATGCTTTTGCAGATAAGATTGATGCTCTTCTTGCAGGTTTGTATGTTGACATTCCTTATTTCTGTAATGTTACAGGAACTCCTGCCATCACAGACCTTCAGAGCATCAATGAAAAAATGAACCTTAACAAAGTTCCAATTGCAGGGGGATTAAGAAAATTAGTTGTTTCCCCTACAACGCAGTCAGATTATGTTACAATGGATGCTTTTCTCCATGCAGAAAAAGCAGGTGATACCCAAGCATTGAGGGAAGCGAGCATGGGAAGAGTTTTTACTCTTGATTCTTATCTTGACCAGAATATTTTAACTCATACGAAAGGAACTCTTGGTGCGACTGCAACTGCAACAGGAACAGCAGGGAATTTAACGATTGATGTTACAGGAACCGCTGAAGGACAAACTATTAAAAAGGGCGACCTAATTACAATAGCTGATACAGTAGGGCAGTATGTTTGCACGGAATTGGCAACGACTCCTGCAACTCCATTCACAGTAACAGTTAAGATTTATCCTGCTCTTGCTCAATCTTGCACAGCAAAGACTGTAACTCTTCGTGCTTCACATGTTGCAAATCTTGCTTTCCACAGGAATGCATTTGCTCTTGCAAGTGCTACACTTGAACCTCCAATTGGAGGAGTTAATTCTTCAGTAATGAAAGACCCTTCATCTGGACTTGCTATTAGGGCTGTTTATGGTTATGATATTGACGCAAAGACAAATATCGTATCTCTTGATATGATAGTTGGCGTCAAGACTTTAAAACCTGAACTCGCTGTTAGATTCTGTAAATAGCATAATTGATTAACGGGGGTAGGTTTCCTCCTTTTTCCTATCCCCTATAAGGAGGTAAATATGTTTAAATGTCCTTTTTGTGGAGTTGAATTTCTGCGAGAGCAAGATTATAATGCTCATGTGGTAAAATGTTCTTTTCAATATGGAAAACCAGAAGAGAAAAAGAAAAAGCATAAACTTAAAGTTGAAGAAAAGAAGGAGAAGGAAAAATAAATGCTTACAACTCTTGTAGAAGCAAATACTTATTTGAATGCAAGACCATTTACTGAAGAATGGATTGTTCTATCTGATTTAGATAAAACGAAATTCTTAACGATGGCTTCTAATAAAATTGAAAAACTTCCTTTTATCGGTAAGAAAGAAAATAATGAACAAGCAACTTTGTTTCCTCGAGTGATTAAATCTAATAGTCCATACATAGTCATTGAGGAAACTCCTGATGAAGTGAAGTGGGCAGTTTATGAAGAAGCACTTGCTATATT